CCCATATCGTTATTATTACTACTTATTTGGTGGTATGTCTTATGTATATATAGGTACCACCTTCGATCGCTCATGTCAAGTGTCATATACGTGATGTTATGAGTAAAAGAGGGACGGTGCCTTGCGAGTAACACCGCCCCAAGCCAGCCTCAACGACCTTACTAGTGTACTGCCGGATTAGTACTCGGGTCAAGTACACGGGTGCTGATGGGCTCGTAGCCAATATGTGTTGGATACCAGCACAGGTGTACGACAACCAGTCCAGCAACCACAGCAGTCATCCAGACGAGTACTAATGCTGTGGTAGTAATAATTATCTGTCTCTCAGTTACTTCTCTTTGTCGATTAATGACCGCAAGTTCTTGCTGTATCTGCTCCAAGTTGGTTGCTTGTTGTGTTCCTTTGTTACTACTTTGCAGCATTCTTTATCTCCGAACTTACTATCACCCTCAAACTCAGCCACAGAACGCAGCATTCCACAACCATTACACCAAACAATAGTGGTTTTAGGATGCTGTTGGTTCAGTACAGTAGAGTAACCACTATGGTTTTGATCTTTGACCATATTCCCCACTCCGATACATAACCGATGATGTACACAGCAGCAAACACACAGCTAATTCGCATGCGTGTTTGTTCAGTCATACCGCTGTCCATCCTTCTGGTGCATCATCAAGAATGACATGCTTATACACACGTCCTTGCTTGATCTCAGAGATCAGTGTGCGAGAGACGCCGAACTTATCTGCGATCTCTTGCATAGTGTCTTCATTCTTGGCAATCAGACGTTTAATTGCTTTCACAGTTCCATGGGGTAAACCTGTCCTTTCTCTGTCTGTCATATCCTTCATGTTCTCATCATGCGTACCGGGCGTGATGTGATGAGGGTTGCAGCAGATTTCATTGTCACAGTTGTGCCTAGCCATACGATCACCGAGCACATCACCTGTCATCAGTTCATATGTTAGACGATATGCGAGTACTTTCTGGCCATTGAGATCAAAGTATGGACGGCCTTTTGCATTAACCGGGCCAGTCCATTCCCAACAAACAGTAGTGTCACCTCCTTTCATGTCTATCTTCTTGAATACATCAGTTGCTTTATTCTTGCGTGCCATTCTTTGTACTCATTGCTTGTTCAAATGCAGCAGCAATCTGATCAGTAGTCTCTATTACTCTGTAGTCTTGGCTGTTGGTGCAATAGAGCATAGACACATGAACAACATCTCCAGGATCTCTATAGTCTACGGCATTGATGAAGTTCATAGGATTAATGATGATCTTACGCTTATACCCTTGATAGATTTGCGTTAGTTTCATCAGTTGCATCGCTTGATCCTTTTCTTGAGTGATTGTGCGCTCATACTATAAGCATCACCATGTGCTCTCATTTTTACACGAGAACGCAACTCTCGATCACTATTTAATAGCTCTATCGCTTCTTCATCTGTTAGTTTCTTCATGCCCCGTTCTGCACGCATCTTGTGCAGAGTAGTCAACAAATGATCAGATATCACTTGTCCTCCGGCTTGATTATCCGCACGTCATCGCCTTGATCTTCACGTATCGTTACTTGTTCCATCTTGCCATTGTCATGCATAAGGACACACGTACCATGTTTAAAATCACGGGTGTGTATCCACATACGCCAATAGCCTTCAACAATGCGCTCGATACGTAACACTTGCAAATTACGTGGTATGTGTATTGGTATCGGCAGTTGCATTGACGTTTCCTTCTGTCTTACTCTTTTCTACGATTTGGATCAGTTTATCCAAGTCATGTTGCATATTCTGAATAGCTTTCTCTAGATGCTTAAGTGTACTCTCAGACGGTCTATGAGTACAGAAAGCAAAAGCACCGAGTACAGATGCTCTAAGCGTGCTGAGTTGGTTACGAATTTCGTTCATGTCAGTCATCTTTTTCTTTCCCACCCATGCTTTCACGATAGTTCTTTTCGGCTTGTAACTGTTCTACCATTGCACGCATTCGTATTATATCTTCACGCTTCTGATTAATATAAGGCATAGGATCTAGAAGGATTGCTGCTTCCCTTATTGCATGTAGTTCTATATTGAGAAGCAAACTACTGTACTTTTGCACTATTTGCTCAAGCATTTTAGCTACTTCACGATGTCTAGTCATTATTCTGCTCCATGAGCTTGCTATTCAACATATCTTGGATACCTGCACGAAGTACAGATGCATATGAGAATTCATGCAATATGTACTTCTTCATTGTTGGATATTGTATATGCGTGATGACTGGTGTAGTTGGATCTCGTAGCTGTATAATTCCTTTATATAGAAACACAGAATATCTAGTGCCTCCTATGGTTAAGTTTTGCAGATATACAATCATGGTCAGTCCTCCGTTTCAGGCATGAATACAGGCCCGTACCACGCAAACATATCTAAGTTGTGTTGGTATCCTAACTTGGTTAAAAAAGAAACTACTAGCATATGCTTGCCTGAAAACATTATTTTACGTACAAAACCAATGCGTAAGTTCTGTGGTGTTACCATGTCTTTTAATTTGCAATAATACAGTCCTGGTTCAGTTGGCGGATCAGTGCGCTTTAGTTTCTGCGGCTTATCCAGCTTGATTTCCATGTATCGACCAGCAAGATGGCCACATTTGCAGATAGTCGCCTCTCGTTTGCAAATAGTGCAGATGATCATTGTCGTCGTCCTTGTCTGAATGAGTGTGTGTTTGCGTGTACCGCCTCTGTCAATTAGTCCAGGAACTCACCGTCATCTTCATCATTTTCAGCTTGTTGGGGATGCTCATCAACACTAGGCACTATAAATGGACTACCACTGTGAACACGATGGACTTTCAGTCTGCATGTATTTACAAAACTACAGTGTGTCATGTTTCTTTGCAACTTCTCTCCATACTCTCCATTCATGATGGCCCTTGTCTGCTCTATATCTCTAGTAGTAAAAGCATCTCTAACAGCTTTGTCTCTCTTCATGTCATCCTCGCATACGAATAGGGGCGGACATGACTGCCCGCCCCTTGTTGTTATTCAGGCTTGTAGTCTTCCCACCAGTGTGCAGCTAGTGCATCCCAATCGACTTCTCCAATTGTCCATCGCCACATATCGAATACTAAGCCTGATGGGTGAGAATGCCACGCACTGATGTAATCTATAAGCATCTGCCGGAACTGCATCATCGTTCTGCAATTTCGACGTATCCGCTTGATATCTCCACTGGCTTCGTCAGTTGCGTACGTATAGACCAACCATGTAGGCTTGTTCTTCCAACCGTTGTAGTCAGTCGGTTTCGCTAATGCAGTTAGATTGAGTTGAGTATAGAAAGTGAAATGCTCAACTGGTGGCCTAACAAGATGCCCAACAGACTTCACTAAACCATTTTGAACTTGAACAACTTCTAGCTCATCAGTACCAGTGCTGTTGAGAAATTGTGCGATATACCAGCCGTCTTCTTTCTTCTCACTCATTGTCTATAATCCCCATGCGCTTCCCGATTGCCTTCAAAGCGAATTCCATTGTCAATCGCTGAGGCTTTCGCGTAGTTCCTGTGTCCCATCGCTTAAGTGTAGCAGCAGTGACACCTGTAGCCTTCTCTATCTGCTCAAATGACAAGCCACTCTCACGAATAGCTTGCAACACATCGAGCATCATCGGGTCTTTGTCTATATGACGATAGCCCTTTGATGTATCAGAGTGCTGCACTTTGTTGGGACGACGACGATCTTTGCTCATGCTTGTATGTGCGTATGCCATTATTAAGCTTCCCGTACGTAGTAACGATTGGATGCACCTTGCACATATACAGACTGCATGAGGACTGCATTTGTCTGCGCATCTACTACTTGAAGTATCTGCGTACCATTTGCAGTAATGCACTTCTCATGCACTCTGCGATTGATTGTCATTAGCCAAGCTTCAACCCAATGCCTACGCTCGACTTCTTTAAGTGACTTACTCATGATGCTTATCTCCAATTAACGGTTGTACCAAGCGATGTGTGTTGCCCACTCGGGTATTTCTTCCAACTTAGACGGAATGATTGTAATATCATCATCAACCATTCCATCAACAACAGGCTCACCACAACCGTCATAGTCAATAAGCATGCCGTCTTCACATGCATTTTTGAATTTTTCAACAGTCATTAGATCAGCATAATCTGGTACAGGACGCTTTGCCATGATGATTGCTTTCATTTGGTTTGATACGGCATCAAGTAACTGACACCATTGAACAGCCAACATGTATTGGCTGTTCTGTGCTATCAGCTAGCACTCTGCGTAAGGATGCACTGTGTAATCGAAGTAAGGACCTCCAACCTGTTCTAGCTTGAACTTACTTACACACTGTTGCTTGTTAAGTGTATCGCATATCTCAATACACATGTAATGAAAACTGATTGTATTTTTGTAGTGCCCGTCTTCATACCAACCATAAGACCAAGCAGCAATCAGTTCCCAACCACTTATTGTCTGATTTTCCCACATGATCAGCACTCCGCGTAGGGATGAATGAGCATGTCTTCTTCTTCTAAAGCAGCATACCAAAGAAGCCATGGAATTCGACACAGATTTTCAGATTTAAGCCAATAATCAACTTCATATTTATAACGCCATGGCAACCAATCAAAAGGTAAAGCGCCGATAATTTCCCATCCAGACATTACTTCTTCTCCCTTTCCTTACGCATGTACTTCGCAGTGTCTATCGCATCTTGTGGATCATTCGTGTAGTACGCTGTTACCTCCTTACCTGCACGATAATTTACTCTATACTCTCTATTATCATACGCAGCCGTCATGCCTTCAGCACGAATAGCAGCAAGTACATTTTTAGTTGTCATCTTCATCGATTACCTCTGCATCTTTTACATCAACCCAACGCAAATCCACGAGATCCATACTTTCACACAAGTAACCACGCTCTCCCGTATCTATAAGTCGATAAGTGTCACCATGCTCTTTGATAACTTGTTTAAGTTTCTTGTTGTTGGGCTTAAGTATAACACGTTTCATTTTACGACGATAGTTACTGACCATTGACATTGCCTGATGTGGTACATCTTTTTCAGGGAACATGTTTCACTCCTTCAGCTAATAAAGCAAACTTCTGTTGCAACAGTTCACGTATTCTTGTCTCAATACGTGCTATATGTTGTGCATCAGTGCTGGTATTTAGTGCAGATTGCATCATCCTTAGCCTATTCTCTACATCTTCAAGAATAAGCTGCTTATCTCTTTCAGACATGGTGCAGCCTCGCCTTGTTTGTATTGTAACTGGCACAATTGAGAGCACGGTTTAGGCATGCTCTCTGTTGTATCAGCTATGTTTATCCAACATGTGTTGGCTAATCACATATTATACTTATCCATCAGTCCATAACGCACATAGTCATCGAGCCAGCTACATGCATACGCAATGATCTCCTCATATGTGTTCACATTGTCTGGTTTTTTAATCGTCTCGACCCACATACCATTATATGTGAGATCAATTATGGGAATATCTTTTACATTGAGCAAGTTTGCCCACAAACCTTTGCCTCGATACACAAAGTAGACTGCCATGCTGCATTCCTTTAGTTTGGTTTGACGACATAATAAGCACTTATGATCATAATAGCATACGTGTACGTTCATGTCAAATCGAGTAACGCCAATGGCCTACACAACTATGCTCTTCCACATACCCCATTCAGACATGAAATCAGTGCCTAGAACCCTAGGAAATCCGTGTACTTGGGGCAGTTCGCAGCCATTTACTTACTGTCTATGCTGCCCCACATAGCCGATCATGACGGATATGGGTGTGCGTGTGTGCCTTCTGTCTTAGCCAACACATATTGGATATGAGCAAAGAAAAAGGCCCGCAACCGATTGGCTGCGGGCCTTAATCTTATCTATCACAGTGCAGATGCCTTATGCGGCCTTATCCTTTTGCGACGCTTCACGCTCCTTCATCGCAGCCTCGTTGTCACGCTTCCATCTGTTGTACGCACCCTTGTCATTGAAGAAGCCAGTGAGGAGCGCATCCAGTTTCTCGACAGCTTCCATTTCATCGATGCTGAGGTTGTACCCTTGCTGCTGGTTGGCATAGCCGTTGATGCGGTTGAACACCATGTTCACAGCGTTAGTGAATTCACTGACCTGTTGACCAGAGCCAGTACGGCCAGCCTGCGAGCCAGCATCAGTGCGAGGCTTCGGACCCATGCCCTTCTCTTTGGCACGGTTCACCATTTCAGCGAACGAATAGCCGCCCTTGCCGGTGATGGCCATCGGAGCGTCCTTCAGTGCCTCGTACTGAGCCTTCGCATTGGCATCGGCCTTATCATCAGGCTTCTTGGTAACAAGGCTGTTGGGCACGCGAAGAAGCTTGTCCTCACCGATGGAAATCACATCAGCGATGCTCTTGTTCTTCTCCTTGGCATAGGCACACACCAGCTTAACTGCAGGCATGGTGTACCGAACCTTCTGCACATCTGCCTGAGTGAACACGTTGGTCCCCTCAACAGACAAGCCGAACACTTCGTACATGACAGCTTGAATGCGAGCCGTCTGTACCTTGCGAAGGACCTTGCCATCCTTGTCCTTCGGGTCATCAACGATATCGAGAAGATTGAACGTGATCTCAATGTTGTTGCCCTTGTCGTCCTTCACACTGGCAACAAGAGAGCCCTTCTGTTCAGCGAACTCAGCCAGTGCAAGAAGAGCGTACGCATTGCCGATGCCTTGTGTAGCCTCAGCATCACGCCAGAAGTGAACGGCTTGGCTGCCATGCTGGAAGTATGCAGTGTTCTTGCGGGCTTCATCAGCCTTCATTTCTTCCATTCTGGCTTTCGCCTTGGTCACTTCACTCTCAACGTACACACGCACGATGTCCCAACGCTCTTTCAGATAGTCGAACGCCGCATTGCAACGCTTGGCCTTCTCCTCAGCCTTGGCCTTCTCTTCATCGCTGGCCGTACCGTTCTTGTCAGGATGGCAGCCCTTGAGGCAGTCGTTCTTGGCCTTCGTGATTTCCTTCTTCATCTGAGCGAGATCGATAGAAGTCTCAGACGTGATGACGAACGAGATATCGAACAGAGCGTCAGGCACGTTATAGGTACGATCAGCCATTGTAATTTCCATCAGTTACATAGGGCATTAGAGACACTGACCATTCAGTATCTCGTCAGATATCCAATATATGTTGGCTATCTGATGCGACACTCAATGAAGCTTGCTGCTTATCCTCACTTGTTGTTGTCACCTAATTGCTGTTGAACCGTATCGATCTTTGAATGACCGTGCTGAGCGCCACCGCCAACCATTTTTCTTTTTAGTATGCACTTATTCTCACATCATGTCAAGCCTACGTCACACGATAAGCAGCACGCATTAGCCAACATGTGTTGGATATGATTAGCATCAAGCTATCTATAACCAATGCTCTAGCTGCTATATCAAACTGCATGCATTCTATGGCCATTGTGATATGACGTATGACCATTGTGATATGCATCGGCCAGAAGATGTATGCATGCTAAGTTGAAGGGACTATACTACTCCCCCCGTTGATCCAAAGTGACCCGGGGTTTAGCTGCTGGTGTGTGTAGGTCGATCTCAGTCAAGCAAACATTTGTGCCTTAAAATAACAATCACTCAACTGCACAGACATTTGCACATCAAAACAATAACACTCATCACACTGTACAAACATTTTCACTTTACACACATAACACGAATGATCGCACTACTTACTGCTATCTATACATATATCTATATACACACTGCTCACACTTATACATATAACTACTATATCTATATCTATATACACATACTATAGACACACTAAGACTATATAGATATACATAGCAGATACATCATGCTCGGGATAGCTAGTATAGTGTGTATTGTTGTTGATTTGTTATTGACACACGTATGCGACCGGCTCACTATTGTTCGCCGGGGGATGCCCCTAGCCGTAGCATCTATCCAACACATGTTGGCTATGATATGGTATATGCCAGCGCAGAGGGTCCCCCTCCGTCGCTGGTAGCTCATTATACAATGAGTTTACACAGTTGTCAAGTTAAAAAGTATTAACAAACACATGCAAGAGGACAATGCAGATGCCGAACGGTTCTGATATGTGGGGTCCTGATGGGCACTCTCTACTTGTTGGTAAGTCGCCTCGTCGCAGTGGTCTATCTGTAATCTTTGCACATCGTTTTGGTCGAGCTTTTGGTGCAATCATCAAGCAGCTTGTGAATGGTAATGTCGGTGGCACTGCTACTGCTACTCACACTCGCATTCTTGCTAAAGAAGCTGATGGTAGTTTCAGCGGTGCTCGCACTATTGAAACGGTCAATCTTGTTAATCGTGCAACCACTGCAGCTGATCAGACTGAGATTAGTAATGTGATTTCTCGTGATACTTCTGCATATACTAGAGATCTATCTGGCAATGGAAGCAGAGGTTAATAACTATGGCTAGACTTGCAGATACTATGTCGCCTGAACAGCAAGCATTGTTTGCGAAAGGCTACATTAGTCGTATGGGCCTGCCACCTACTGCTGAAAATATGAATAGAGCAATGCAGATGCTTTATTCTAGTGAAGTTGTTGATCCTGCTATCGCAAATGCAGGTAACAATGCTTCACAAGCTGATTGGGTTGCGGATCCGTACAATATTGGTGGCAGTGGCGATCCTGGTTTGCAAGTTGCCCCTGCTGCTGCGGCCCCTCAGAGCATCAAGCAGAGCGGTCCTTCTGGTGGCGCTGCTGCACCTAGCCCGCAAGCTTCCACTGCCCCTGTGCCTGCCCGCAAGCCTAGCCAGATGGCGTCCGTAGAACAGGCACCTCCTGCTGCTAGTCCTGCTGCTGGAACTGCACCTAGCGATGATGAAATGTCGCTTGGCTTTGTTCCGTTCGTACCGATGCCTGCTAAGGTTCCTCAGAATAGTGCTACTGGAGTTGCAACTGTTGCTCAACAGAATAAGCAGCCGTCTGTTGTTGATCCAATGGAACAGGCGCTCGCTCGTGGCGGACTTAGTATTGCTTCTGATGGTATTGTTGATGCTGAGTTTGAAGATGTGACAGGTCATAAGTTAAATGACAAGTCACAGAAGCCTAATACAGTAGAAGGCACTGGTAATCAAAAGAGACTACCTGGATCTGAAACTGTTTATGCTAATGCTCCTGCTGCTCAGAATGAACTTCCTGCGCCTAATGCTAGCAATAGGCCAGAACAGTTTACTCCACACGAACAAGGGCCACCGCCTACTGATGGTTTGAAGAGAGTGACTATCGGAAAGGGTGATGTATATATCAACCCACAGACTGGTGATATATACGATGCTGCTGGTCGTGCTCTTAATCATAAGTTTGATCTGCAACTGCTTAAAGCACTGAGGGTTCTGTAATCATGCTAGCCAACGCTGATGAACCATTGGTGTTGGCAGACGGCACTAAGATAGATCCTAAGACTGGCTCTGTTATTAGAGAGAAGCGGTCATTTGTTGAAGTGCCTAGTAATACACAAGCACAGAGACAAGTGGCCGCTACTCGTCGTCGCCTTGCCGATTTGCCTGCACCACCTAAAACAATGAATGCTGTTTCAGTTGTTGTCTCGTACACGCTGTTCGGTCTTAGTGACACTGACATGGCGATTGCTACAGGCATGACAGTTGAACAGATTGAACGCATTAAAGAACTAGATGCTTTCAAGAGTATGCTAGATACTGTATCGAACAACATTGTCAGCAATGATGTTGATGATGTACGTACGATGTTTAAAGTGCAAGCTAAGCATGCGGCAACAAAGCTAGTAGAGCTTGCAGACAGTGAGAATGAAGTAGTTGCTCTGAAAGCTAGCCAAGATATCTTGGATCGTGCTGGCCATCGACCTGCTGATGTTGTTGAACATAGGCATGCAATGGACGGCGGTCTCACTATTAAGGTTATTAAACAGGACAATACAGTGAAAGCACCTGAAATTGATCTAGATCCAACAGATATAACTGAAGTGCTGTAAGGGGAGTATAATGATTAGGCCAGTCTTCAAACTCTATGAAGGATCGCTACAAGAGAGATATCTAAATAGCAAAGCAAAGATCCAGATGATGGGTGGTGGTTTTGCTAATGGCAAGACTACTTCTACAGTCATTAAGACACTGCGTGTTGCGAAGGACTATCACGGTGCTAACATTTTGATGGCACGTTCTACGTATCCCAAACTGAATGATACGCTTCGTAAAGAGTTTCTTAAGTGGTGTCCTACTGAATGGATCAAGCGTAAAGCTCTCAGTGAAAACATTGTGGAGTTGAAGAATGGTACTACCATTAACTTTCGTTACATTCAACAGCAGGGAAAGAGTAACGGCGAGAGTTCTACTAGTAATCTTCTATCTGCTACTTATGATCTCATTGTTGTTGACCAGATTGAAGATCCAGAGATTGAGGCGAAAGACTTTGATGACTTGTTAGGCCGTCTTCGTGGTAATGCTGTTTACCATGGTGATGATCCTACAATGCCGGAAACTGGTCCACGATGGATGTTTCTTACTACTAATCCAACAGCTAATTGGGTTTATAAGAAACTAGTTCGTCCGCTGCATGAGTTTAATAAAGGTAAGATTGTTCCTGAATTGCTTGTTGAAGTTGGTGATGATGGTGTCACTCCTGTTTTGAAAGATGGTAAGCCTATTCCATTGATGGAACTCTTTGAAGGTTCTACTTATGAGAACAAAGAGAACATTCCAAAGGACTTCCTGAAGACACTAGAAGCTACTTACAAAGGACAGATGCGAGATCGCTTTCTTCTTGGTAAGTGGGCTGCGTATGAAGGATTGATCTATCAGGAATATGACTCCAATATTCATCAAGTCCCTCATCAGCAGATGGTTGATTATTATTATGAACTAGTTCGTGATGGTTATAAGCCTACAATTGTGGAGAGCTATGATCATGGTATGGCTGAACCAGCTTGCTATCTCTTCGCTTTTGTTGATCCTTACGGCAATGTCTGCGTGCTCGATGGCTTCTATGAAAAAGAAAGAAGCATCGACTGGTTGGTCAAGCATGGTATCAAGACAATACGCCGTACGTATAATCAACAAACGCATGGCGATGGTAGCCAAGATATATTGGCTGATCCAGACATCTTTCGACGCAAGACAGGTAATTCGCAGACTGTTGGTATCTCGGTAGCTGGTATCTTTTCTGATGAGTATGGTATTAAGATGATCCGAGGCAATAACGATATTGAAGGCGGTATTGCTAAGGTACAGTCTTATATCAATCTACAAGAGTTTCATCGTAATCCTTTCACTGGCAACATCGGTGCTCCATACATCTATTTCTCAGATAAGCTAGATTTCATTGACAATGAGATCGTAGATTACTTCTGGGAAAAGAATACGTATGGTGAATGGATAGATAAGCCTAGAGACAAGAATGACCATAGTTTGGACAGTCTTAAGTATCTGCTTACCCGCCGACCGCGCATCGCACAGCTAATGCTTGCAACCCGGCAGGTTCCCAGGTATATGATGTGGTCTGAGGTAGAGCGGCAAGGCAACGCGAAGAGGCATCGCTATGGTTGAAGAAGAGGGCAAGGGCAACCCTGAGCTAGAAGATGCTCTTAAGCGTGGTGGCCTTGGTAAAGAAGAAAAGACAACTGAATATCAGCCCATCTACAAAGTTGTAGGTGAGAGCAAGATACCTGTAAGTAAGCATTTCGGCAAGATTTGGGAAGCTCGCCGAGATCAAGCATATGAATGTCGTCGTTCTTGCGAAGATGCTTGGCGAGAAGCTATTCGCTATTATGACAATGATCAGACGGCACATAGAACTAGTGGTGCTGGTGAAGTTAGTGGTAATAGGATCTATTCTCGTAGACTGAACAATCAGTTTAATGAGACTGAGAACCTTGTATTCTCTAACACTACCACTATGCTTCCTCGTCTTTATGCCCGTAATCCTCGTGCAGAATTCACAGCTACAGTTTATGGTAATGAGGATGCTGCTCGTGCTCTAGAGAAGCTTGTTAATAGCATCTTTAGCATGAAGGAAGCTCCTGGTATTAACATTAAGCCTAAAGCTCGTCGTGCTATTCTTTCAACGTTGCTGACGAATACTGGTATCATCAAGATTGATTGGATACAAAAAGCAGCTAGCAATGAAGAAGCATTTGCAGAGATCAAGAAGATTTCTGAAAAGCTTGGTGATAAGAACCTCAATAAGAAAGAGATCCAGAAGCTAGAAGGCCAGTTGCAGGCACTTGAAGCTTCTATTGATCTTCTATCCTCTCCTGGTCCTTTCTGTAAAGTTGTGTCTCCGTTCAATCTTCTCATCGATCCTGATGCACAAGAAGCTGATGGTAGTGATGCTCAGTGGATGATTGAAACTGACTTTCTGCCTACAGAGTTTCTTCGTGCTCGGTATATGACTGAGACGAATAAGGGACATGCCTCTATTTATGAGCCTACACACATCATTAAGAATAAGTCTGAAAGTGACGGCGGTGTAGAGGATGAGGTAAATAACTTCACTCTTCTCAATGATAAGTCTGAACACAATCAACATGGTTTTGATAGTGTAGAGACTTATAATAGAGCATGTCGCACAAAGGTTCACTACGTTTGGGATAAGACTACTCGCAGAGTATATATGTTCCATGACAAAGATTGGTCTTGGCCAATTTGGGTTTGGAATGATCCTCTGCAATTGCCTAGGTTCTACCCATACTTCATCCTTCATTTCCATGAGGCGATGACGGGCAGTAATCCTAAAGGAGAGATTACGTATTATCTTGATCAGCAGGACGCCATTAACTCTATCAATGATGAAATGCGTCGTTCTCGTGGTTGGGCTAAGCGTAACATCTTCTACAATAAGAACCTTATTAGCCAAGATGATGTTGAGAAGGTTCTTAAAGGTGATGATGGAACTGCTCGTGGTATTGATGTTCCAGAAGGGCAGAAGCTTACAGATGTTATCTTCTCTCTAGCACCACCTGCACTTAAGTTTCCTGAACTCTTTGACAAGTCTGGCCTGTATCAAGCAATTAATCGGATCTCATCTGTTAAAGAGGTAATGACAGGATCGCAGTTTAAAACCAATACAACTAACGGTGCTATCTCTGAATATACTGAAGCTGCTGATGTTCGTATTGATGAGAAGACTGATCTAATTGAAGATTGGATCGGTGAGATTGCATGGAACGTTGCACTTCTTTGTATTGCTTATATGCCTGCTGCCGACGTTGCTAGTGTCGTTGGTGAAGATGTTGGTAATGTTTGGCAAAATATGGTTCCTGGTGAAGCTGTAAAAATGTATCGCTGCACTGTTATCGGTGGCAGTGGATCTAAGCCAACTAGTGGAGCAAAGAAGCGTGAAGCATTGGAGATGGGCCAAATTCTTGGTCAGTTTGTAACAGCTTCACCGGCAATTGTACTGCTGCTACTTAAGATCTTTGAAGAAGCATTTGATCAGTTTACTGTTACAGCAGAAGACTGGCAAATGGTAAAGACAAGTATTGAGCAACAGCTTATGGGTCAGACTCAGCAAAATGCTACAGAAGATCCAACACGTATTGGATCTCAAGAAGAACAAGCCAAGCAGCAAGTTGCTGAAATGATTAAGAACTTGCCGCCAGAGAAACAACAGCAACTTGCAGACTTGATTGAAAGTGGTATGAAGCCTACCGAAGCACTTCAACAGATAACGCAATCGTAAGGGGAGAACATCATGAACGGTGATTTTAACGAGACTGAACAGAATATTCTTGGTCAGCTTGGGTTTGAAGACAATGCACCCACTGAAACTACGCAAGAAAACATTGGGGCAGATGCTTCAAAGGAAACCACGACAACCGAAACTAACAACACCACTAACGCTGGAACTGGAGAAGGCGGTACTGCTAACGGAACTGGTGAACAGCAGCCCAAGCAAGAAGCACAGCAGGAAAAAAAGCCGGAAGCTAATCCTGCCGATAAGCCTGTAAATAGCCAGCAACTTGCAAATGGTGATCTTAAGCTTGCTGATGGTTCTATTATTAAAGCTGGTGCTGAGCGTCGTCTCTATCAGAAGAATGTTCAGCTAGAGGCACAGATTAATCAGGGACGTCAAGTTCTTGAAAGATTGAATGGTGAAAATCAACAGCTTCGTCAAACTGTTCAGGCGTTGCAGCAGGCTAATAGTGTTGATACGCAGCTAGGTCTTTCGCCTCAGGAGAGTACTGAAGCTCGTCAGTTCATGGCTGGCTATAAGCGTGATCCTATTGGCACACTGCGAAATCTGCTTGCAAAGGCGGCTGCGGACGGGCACAATCTACAACAGATTGGTATCGGTCTTGACGGTGCGGCCATGCAGGCAGCCCTTGACCGTAGGCTTGGTCCAATTGCTAACCAGCAACAGCAGCAGGTTTCTGAACAAGAAGCTATGCGCCGTGCTGCGGAACAAGCTCAGGCATTCTTTGATGAATATCCTGATGCAATTGTTCATGAAGCAATGATTGCAGATCTTGTTAGCAAAACCGGCTGGTCACCCCACCGTGCGTATGTAACTCTCTATAAGCAGGCAACTGCTAGAGGGCTTGATTGGTCACTACCACTGGCTGATCAGCTTCGTGCGATTAATCCTCAAACGAATGCTAATCCTGGTGTGAATACTCAGCAGCAGCAACAGCCTGTTCCGCCTCAGAACCAAGTTCCGATGCCGAATGGTCGCCCAAATGCTGGTGTTGGTGTAACTCAGCCGCGTGCTCCTGTGCATGAGGCCACTAATTGGGATGACATCATTCGTACTAGCATGCGAGAAACTGGCATGCTTCGGTAATGGGGATAAACAATGACCATTTCTACTGTTCTTCATTCTACGCTTGAGAAGTCGCGTCGTAAGCTGATTATGGCTTCGATTAAGGCTAATGCTCTTATGGCGTGGGCCTTTGCGACTAATCGCGTTGAGTATGAGGATGGTGGCCGTAATATCACCAATCCTCTTGTCGTTGGTCGTAATAGCAATGTTACGTCTTACGAATACTATGATCAGCTTCCGGTTAACCAGACTAATGAGTTCACGACTGTTGAATATACTTGGTCGCGTGTTGCCGGTACGGTGATTATCTCTGACCAGGAAGAGGACGAGAACAAGGGCGAAGTGGCTATCTTTAAGCTGCTTAAGGGCAAGATGAACGTCCTTGAAGAGAGCATTAAGGAAAAGTTCTCTGAGTATCTGTATGGTGCGGGCGCTGGTACTGATCCTTATGGGCTAGCTGCTCTTATTCCTGATGATCCGACTTCTGGTTCTCTTGGTGGCATTTCGCGTGCTGCTGAAACTCAGTGGCGGACTTCTGCTTATGACTTTGCAGGCGCTCTCGACAATACTAATATTGAAGAGGCGTTTGATGATATCATCATGGATCTCACTCTTAAGGGTGAGAAGCCTGATATCATCGTCTGCGGTCGTAACATTTATCGTGCGTACCGTGCAGCAGTTCGTGACAAGGTTGTTATCAATCTCGGTGAGACTGGTAATGGTAAACGCATGATGGATCTTGGGTTTGCTGGTGTCTCACATCAGAACATTCCCATGCTCTATGACGAAGACTGCCCGGTTAATAAGTGCTATTTCATTAACAGTAAGTATCTGCGTCTTCATATTCTTCGTCATGTTAATATGAAGGTTAAGGAACTTTCTGCTCCCTGGACTACGGATGCGCATGGTAGGCGTGTTGTTTGGCAGGGGCAGTGGTGTAACTGGCGGGCCTACAGGACACATGCTGTTGTGTTGAACGAAGCGTGATCTAACATATGTTGGATACCAGGGGAGAACGATAATGGAAATGCAGCAGAATATTATGCCTCGTTTTGAGACTGAAGCTCTAGATGGCAAGGTCAATGAGGTAAAGGCTACTTATCATAAGGACGGTAAGGGTTTCGAATATCGTGTTGAAGCCAAGCCTGCTGGTTACATGGTATTCTTTCCGCGTGGTCATTCGATCCGTGTTAGGAATACTAATGAGCTTAAGCGGCTTGGTTTCCATAAGCAGCCCGGTCTTGTAGATATGGATAGCGGTGATATCATTACTCCTGATCAGGAAAAGGTATCTCTGAAAGAAATGTCTGCTCGTAAGACTAAGGGCCGTGGTGCAGAAATCAATCCCGTTCTAGATGCAGATAATGAGTGAGGGTTGAAAAATGGCACAGCGTTTTGGTACTTACCATCCTCGATATATCAATCGGCATGTTCCGAGTTGCTCTTATGCGAGTGATGTTCTAGATAACGGTCCCTTCATTGCGAAGCTCGGTGCGCCGGTTGCTGCTAGTGCTAATGGCATTCTGAATGACCAGAGCATTGCATCTGCCAGCGAAACGACCACGCTTCTGGAAGATACTCTTGATGCTGAGTACGGCCGGAATGTTACTGTCATTGCCTCTGGTGCCGCCACGTCTACTGTAACGGTTTACGGGCGAGACTACCTTGGGCAGCCGATGCTTGAAACACTTACTCTTAATGGCAATAACACTGTTGCCGGTAAGAAAGCGTTCAAGTGGATCGATCGGGTTGCTTATGGGGCTACGGCAGCCACTACCATTGATCTTGGATGGGGCGACGTTCTCGGGCTTCCGTACAAGGCGCATCTCTTCATGTTTGATATGGAGAATAATGCAGCAGTTACGGACGGCACGCTGGTGGTTGGCGTTGATACGCAGACTGCTACGAGTGCCGATCCTCGTGGTACGTATGATCCGAATTCGGCTTGTGACGGTAGTAAGTCCTTTTCGGTGATGTACGTTGCGGATCGCAGTAACCTTCATGGTGCTGCGCATTACTTCGCGTAAACTGATATCAGTTGCGTGAAGATGGGGCGTGTTGCTAGTTGTCTCCCCTGCTAGCAACACGCCCTTTTTCCGTTTGGAGATAGCAATGCAAAAGACTGTTGAACAGATTATTGTTATGGCGCAGCATGAACTCTCGCAAGTTGCGGGAACAGGCGTGCAGACTTACGCAGAAGATCCTCTTGCTAATCTTATTCAGCAAGGATTTGATTTTGTTTATAAAGAAGCATGGTGGTCACACCTAATGCGATATGAACAGCGTACTCTTGATGGTACGGTTGGTATTATTACAACTGATCTTATTCATATCAAAGATTATAACGATATTCATACAATATATGTTGGCAATACCGATCGTAAAGTAACTGTTATGCCTAGTGATGTAAATCCATTTCGCATTACAGGCACACAGCCAAGGTTCATGTCTGCTTTAGATGCGGAACCTTCTGTATCTTCAAAGAGACTTGTACAATTTTGGCCTAAGACTGCGACTGGCTCAGTTGTGATTTATGGTCGTATGGCTGTTGATGAATTCATTGGCACCACTATTGTCCCATTCGATGCCCACTGTATTGCTTTGTACGCATCTTGGGCATATGCAGAGAATGATGGTACAAATCCTGGTCAGATTGATAAGTTGTGGAATTTGTTTGATGCTCGACTTAAACAACTGAAGAAACAGAATAGTGATAAGCCCATCGCCCTAGATCCCTCTATGAGTGGGCATATTCCTATGGAGTGGTCAGATGTTCGGTAAACGGCCTTCTAGGCAACCTCGTAGACGTGAGACTATTGAGACTACCACTGTTAGAGATTTTGGTGGTGGTCTTAATGTTGTTGATAATGATTTGAACCTTTCATCTAGATTTGCAAAGGTTCTAAAGAATATGTTCCGTGCCCCAGATGGATCTGTACAGGTTCGCTGGGGCACGCGTCTGTTTGCAAACATTCGCACTGTTCCATCCCTGTCTAGTGATGCGCTGTTGAATATGACATATTTTAACAACCGCATTATCTTTGTATCTGCTGGTGGTACTATTGGCAGTATTACAAGTGCCGGTGTTATCACTGTGCATTGGACTGGTTGGAGTGCAGGCATTAAGTCTGTTGCTAACTTTGCTCAATTCAGAGGCAGCCTGATCATTGTCAATGGCATTGATAAGCCTGTGATTATGAACAATACATTCTCTGTTTCATTCTTGCAGGACTTAGCAACTAGTAGTAACATTAATGTACCCATCACTCGCTTTGTAGCTGCTTACGGTAACTATCTTGTTATGGCTGGTGATGCACTTAACGAAGATAGAGTTCACATCAGCAACAAGTATGCTAGTGGTACTTGGTTTGGTGATGCTCCGCCTAATGATGCTACACGAATTGATTTGGGCAGCATCATTACTACAGGGTCGCAGAGGATTACTGGACTTGTCGGCTTTCGGGATAAGCTGCTCGTATCTACTGCATCGACTATGATCCCTGGAACACTTGGTATCTATGATAGTAGTAATGCACACACGCCAGACTTCAAAGAAACTATTGAGCAGTATGGAGCCATTTCTCATAGAAGTATGCAGTCTCTTGGCGATGATGTGTACTTTGCTGATCTTGTCGGTGTTCCTGCACTAACTAGAACTGTTTACAATGCAAGCATCAGACCGTCTCGAATTTCACAATTGATTGATCCAGAGATCCAAGATGCGTTGGGTAATATTACGACGCTATTGGGTTTAGAGCAAAATGTCTTTTCTGTGTATAATCAAGCAGAAGGACAATATATGCTCTTTATTCCTAATGCATCTGATATAGACACAGCTACGGAGAGTAAGTGCTTTGTGTATACGAGCATTCCAACACTAGATGTAAAAGCATGGAGCATCTTTGAAGGTTGGAATTTCTGCTGTGCCTGTAGATCTCTTGAAGGACGCATCTTCTTTGGTAGTCGCAATGGTCGTATTTACGTGTATGGAAACAAACAAGATGAAATTCATGCTGATCTGATTAATGATCCTGATGTAGGTGTTGCTGGCAAGGACATTGAATTCGATTGGCAGTGGCCGTGGGCAGACTTCGACAAGCGTATGAACATCAAGATCAGCAAGTATATTCAGTTTGATACCAAGGGCGGTGCTGAGTTTACGTGTAGTATGTTTATTGACAATGCCATTACTGATGTAGATGGTAACTATTCACCTATCATCAGTATGGATCTTGTCGGTGGCGATGCTCCTGGCTTTGGTGGCGGTGAACAGCCATACGGTGCCGGAAGACGTGCAGTTGATGAACGGTTGTGGGCGTGGCCCTCTAAGTTCAAGATTGCTAAGTTGCGTTTTCATGGAGCAACTAAAGAAGCACTTAAGATCGTTGCTATTACTCTTGGTTACAGCAACGGCAGCATTCGGAGGTAATAATGGCTGCAATCAATGGCTACACTACGAACTACAAGTTCAAGCTAATCAACTTCAATCAGTCGCCTTGGCATAACCATGAATATGACAATTGGCGAACGATTGATACACTACTAACGCAATATATGTCCATTAACAACGTACAGGGTGTTTGGGCACAAAGTACTAACTATGCTGTTGGAGATCGCCTAATTGATGGTGATGCTGGTCAGCTTTTTGAATGTGCTGTTGCTCATAACTCTGGTAATACGTATGCCACTTTTGAAGGATATCGTACTGCTAATCCAACACATTGGCAGGCGTTTTCTGGTGTTGCCCTGGCAGAAGATTGGGCACATAAAGAAGGCTCCACTGTAGATGGTACAGAGTATTCTGCAAAAGAATATGCTGTCGGAATTGCTACAGTAATGGGATCAGCCAAAGAGTGGGCAACTGTCACAGGTGCTACTGTTGCTGGTGGCGAATATTCTGCTAAAGAATGGGCAATTGGTACTGTAGTTGCTGCTGGCTCGGCAAAGTCACATGCCGAAAATGCAAACACGTCTGCAACTGTAGCAACGAATAAGGCTAGTGAAGCTGCGACGAGCGCCAACAATGCAGCTACAAGTGCAACTAACGCTGCTTCGTCAGCAAGTACTGCGACTACTAAAGCATCTGAGGCGGCTACCAGTGCTTCTAATGCTGCAACGAGTGCGGCTGCTTCATCAAATAGTGCAACCGCTGCAAATGCAAGTGCCGCTTCTGCTGCTGCAAATGCCATTATTGCTGAAACTTTTTCAGACACTATTATTGATGCCCTCGATCGTCATCTATCATTTAAGAATGCGCTATTAAACGGTTCTTTTCAGATTTGGCAGAGAGTAGGTAATCAACAGATCCAGCCAAACACGACACACTTCCTCGCAGACCATTGGTATATGTGGAATGCTGGTGGTGCTGTAAATGATTTTATGGCTGATCTGCATGTTGATGCAAATGGCCAAACCTGGATTAAGATTACAAACAACGTTTATAAGGCAATTGGAAGTACACAAAGATTTGCACAGATTGTAGAGACTGCTGATGTTAGACGCCATTGTGGACAACCTATTACTGTTTCATTCACAGTAATGTCGGATGGTAATTGGAATGTTCCTATTTATCCAATACTTGCATTGGGTACAGGAACAAACGAAGGATCAACTTCTTTAGAAACTGGTGCTTGGGCAGGCATCCAATTTCTTTGGAATACACCAATCACTGTGAACACCACTGAAACACGTTATGAATTTAGTACAACTGTTCCGGTTACTGCACGAGAAATGGCTTTTAAGATCCACTTTGATAACAGCAATCTTGCTGCTGGAGCGGATTTGTATATCAAAGATGTCATGATTGAAGCAGGAAATGCCGCTAGTGGTTATGAGCGTTTGCCTTATGCTATCGAAGAAATGCGGTGTCGTAGGTTTGCACAATGGATCCCTTATTCTGGTCGTTTCTATGCCCCAACAGGTGGTGCTGTTGTTGAACATCTAATTACATTTGGTGTTCCAATGAGAGCAACGCCAACAATTAACACTGCTGTAGTTGATCCTGCTCTTTCACAGACTCAAACTAATGTTGCCGCATCAAGTGTTATGAGACAATCTCCTCACGGTGCTACTCTATTCATACAAGCAACGGGTGTAGGTGACTGTTATATTCTTGGCTATCGTGCTCTTGCTGTTGCGGAGTTGTAATCATGTCATATAAGCTAATCCACAATAGTACTAACATCCTTAGACTGAGTGATGGTGCTATTATTCCTGCTGACTTTGAAAATGGTGACTATAAAACTTACCTATTTTGGTGTAGTGAAAACAATACACCTGAACCTGCGGATATTGGTACTTCTGACGTTTCACAATCTGTATCACCCGTACAGGCCAGAAGAGCTATTATACAGGCAGGACTTAAGCAGCAAGTTGATGACTATATTGCGGCTGCAAGTGATGAAGTCAAATTATGGTGGGAATATGCTACAGTAATCGAACGTAATCATCCTGAAATAGAAAACGCTCGTATTGCATTGGGCATGAGTTCCGAAGACTTAGATATGCTGTTTGTCTTGGCAGGCAGTATGGCCTAGACGCTCGCGAGAAGGCCGGTGAGCGTGCTCTGATGTGGCGGGCTATGCTTACCGGCCTCTCTGTGGTACGGTGCTCTATCAGCCTGTGGTGGCGTGGACGGCGGCGCTGTTCTGTGGGACAATAGAGAATGGACACGAACGTCGTCATTGCTATTGCAAGTGTTGTACTTGCTGGTGTTGTTCAACTGTGTGTTATTGCTGTTTGGGCAGGGCGTATTTCTTCTCGTATTCAGTTTGTTGAGGACTGGATTAAAATGCATGGTGCTATTCCTGAACGCATTGTTCGTCTGGAAACCACATTGCATGACATTCGTAACAGTCTTCAAGAGATCAAAGGATACATTAAAAAGGTAACTAAGGTCGGTGGAGACGAATAATGAATGTTATCCACAACATTATCAAACGAGAAGGTGGCTATGTCAATCATCCAGCAGATAAAGGTGGCCCTACTAACAAAGGTATCACTCTTAAGACACTCTCAGAATGGCTGGATCGTGAAGCTACGATTGAAGATTTGAAGAAGCTAGACTATGCAGATGTTTATAATATCTATGAGAAAAAGTACTTCTTGAAACCTGGTTTTGATAAACTAAGCATTCCGAAACTACAAGAACTAGCTACTGATATTGCTGTGCTACATGGTCAGTCTAGGGCAATTAGGTGGATGCAAGAAGTCTGTAATGAAATGTTCAACTCTTATCTTGTTACTGATGGTGTGCTTGGTCCGAAAACTATTTCTGTCGTTCACGCTAAGTATTGCTCAGCATTCTATGCAGCATACCTAGCTAAACGCTATGAATTTGTTGCAGACATCGTTGCTACTGATCCATCGCAACGAGTGTTTCTTAGGGGATGGATCAATCGTTGTAATGAGTTTCTTAGAGATCTAGGGAGAATGTAAGATGAACTGGCTCACTCAGCGTACTACTATTGTCGGTATTATGACGCTTCTCGCTTCTGCTGGCATCCAGATTTCACCTGAAATGCAGAGTGCTATTGCAGAGGTTATTGTTCCGCTTATTGGTCTCATTGCACTGGTCATTAACGACAAGAGGCATTAATAGCCAATACGTGTTGGATGCATGCGGTGGTTGTGGTGCTACAATGTCACAGCCCCGCATGCACTTTCTGCTTGACAAGTTAGGAATGTACGGTAAAATATCTTATTCGCGATAGCGACCCCCACACAAACAAATAACCAACACGTATTGGATATGTATCATGCAGGTTCGTGATGCTGTTATTGATGATATACCGACTATTGTTGAGTTGACTCATCAGATGCAGCAAGAAAACGCACCGCAGATACCTATTGATGAAGTTCATTTGATTAAACAAGTGCTTAATGCTATGGCTGCTGATCATATGTGTACGAAAGTTGTCGTCACTAATGATAATGTTGCCGTTGGTTTCATTTATGGATATGTAAGCAATTACATCTTCTCTAAAAACTTACTAGCACAACAAGAACTTTGGTTTGTTAGTAAGACTTACCGCTCCACTAGGGCACCATTGCTGTTGCTAAGAAGCTTTATGCAGTGGGCTAATGAACGTGGTGCGTGCCAAGTATTCTTTGGGGCGCTGAAGAATAATCTTGAAGATGCAGAGAAAATCACTCGTATCTTTGAGAAACTTGGTTGTACGCATGTCGGTCATTATTACAGAGTGGAGAACCTGAACAATGTTCGGTGACTATCGCAAGCGTCGTACTAAGTATGCTGGCCAGATTGGTGGTCGAGTAGAGAAGAGGTTCAAGGGCGGTACTAGTGTGCAAGCTCCACCGGAACCGCCTAAGCCTACTTATACGGCTGAAGATGGGACTGTGTTCGATGATATGACGCAGTTCAACAGCTATAATACCAATCTGAAACGCAATAAGTTCAATCAGCAGCTAACATCTGCACGTCAGAATTCATTCAATGCTGCTCGCAAATCCTTTGAAGGACGTGGGCTCAACTTTGATGATTATGACGAGATTGTTAACGCAGAGCTAGATAATATCGCAAAAGCTGTACCTGATCTTGGCAACCCTGATCAGTTCTTTGGTAATAGTGTTGGCGATCAGATCATTAGTTCCAAAGAAAATGCCGCTCGTAGTCAATATGGTCAGCAAGTTGGTAGTAAGTTTGGCACTGGCTTTGAGCAAAAGACGTTTGCCGATACTGCTGATGATGCAATCATTGATCAGCTTTTCAATGAGCAATACACGCCTGCAACTGATTACATTGCCAGAGCCAAGCAGCGTGGTACTCTAAGCGATAGTGGCTATCAGTATGCACTCAACAATCTGAACAACATGGGCACCGCTGCTCGTAGTAAATTGCAGACTGTTGGTGGAGACGTACTGAACAAGTATCGCACAGAAATTGGTGGCATTGGTTCTAGTGCTCGTAATGCTGCGAATAACTATAGATTGGGTGAGACTTTTGACTTTGACAGTTATCTAAATCAGTTCAACAACAAGGTCAGCGAGTTCAATAATCGTATGGGTGGCGACATTCGTGCTGCTCTTGGTAATGAACAATTGTTTGATCTTGATCAGTTGATCGCTCGTGCAGGAAGCTTCCAGGGTCCGCAGAATACTGTAACTCTTCTCAGCGCTCTTGAAGAGGAAGAGAAGAAGAGACAGCAACAGCGTGGTCTTGGCGGTAGTGGGGTGTTCTAATGGTTGCTCCTGCAATTGTTGCTGCTGGTATTGGGGCAGGTGGCTCCATCATTAGTGGCCTTATTGGTGCTGGTGCTGCTCGTCAACAAGCTAGTTTGCAGGCAGCACTTGGTCAGCTTCAACTTAATCAGGCAGCTAAGCAATTCAATGCTAGTGTTGCTAAGCAGACGAATGCGCGCGGCGATCAGGTTATTTACGATCCCACTACTAATCAGTGGATCTCTATACTGTCGCCACAAGGAAGAGCGCTGCAATCTGCTAGTGATGCAGAAGAGTTGCAGCGCCTTACTGTTGATGCGCCACTACGTCGTGAAGGTCTAGTTGCTAATGCCACTAGACGTCGGGAAGAAGGCTCTCTTGCTGATGCTCTCATGCGTAATGTGCGAGACGATCAGGTATCAGGAGGTAAATACAATGCCGGTGCTCTTGCTTCTTCTATTCGGTCTGATCGTAAAGCTGCCATCGATAATGCTTTCGATGATGACCTGAACCTTGTTCTGCGTTCTGCTATGCGTTCTGGTGCTAGCAATCAGGATGAAATGATCCGTTCTAGTGGTAGGGAGCGAGCTAAATCGTATCTCACTATGATGGGCAATCCTGATCTTGAAGGTGAACAGGCCGCACAATCTCTAAATGCTAATAATACTGGTGATTTGCTAAATCGTTATACTACACTAGCTTCTCGTGCTGGTGCATTTGACGATGGTGGCTTTGCTCCTAACCAGAGTGCGTCACTTGCAGATGCACTTATGAGCAAGGCTAGTGGTCAATCGCTGTATGGAATGCTTGGTGCTAATAGCGGACTTAATGCGGCTGCTAATACGTTTGCTCGTGCTGGTACTCCGCCAATGCTGAATAATGACATTCTCAATGGCGGCACTGCTCTCATGAAAGCTATTCTAGCTGGCATGGGCGGTGGAAATGATCAGTTTAGCAGCAATGCAGGTAAGAAGTTCTGGAGTGATGATTACGGATCTCGTACTGTTGGTAACAACGGTGCGTTTGGGAGGAACTGATGGCTGATCGTAATCGTATCACTGCACCGGCCAAGGAATTGTATCTTTCTTCGCCACTTACGCAAGCACTAGCACAGGCATCGGTGACGAACCCGAACGCTTGGGGTCATGAAGTCTTTTCGAGAATGCAAGATGTCAACAATCAGCAAGCATATGATAATGCATTGCAGGGAGCTAATCGTCTAGAACAAGCACTTGCAATGCGAGATCAGAATGTTGATCTTGCCAAAACACTTGCTAGTCAGATTGCACCTATGACTACCGCTGGTCTTAACGCTGGCAGTGTTATAAGTCAGTTTGAGACTGGTGATATTGTTCAGCCGCGTGCAGAGGTCTTTGCTCCAGCTACACAAGTTAACTTGGGCAATACCGCATCAGCATCTTTTAAGCAGTACGCAGAAGGACAGAAAGCACTTGGTGAAGCTGATCAGCAAGCTACTAATCTTGATGATCTTCTTAAGCGTGACGTTGGTAATCTCAATATCACTCCATATGTGACTGTTGAGAACCAAGCTAAGCTGATTGACGCACAAACAGGTGGCAGCAACAATAAAGCATACTACACTGAGCAAGTTGTTGATGGTGATAAGCTGATTACCCAGCGAATTCCAGGCATTCGTCCAGAAGGTACTGGCCCTGCAACAGCCGGTGCGCCTAATACCGCTGGAACTAATCCTGCTGCTGTTCCTTCTGTACCTCAGAATACTGCTAAGCAATATTATGAAGCACAGGCATCTAAACAAGGAGCACTGACCGTCACTAAGCAATTGCCTAATGGCGATATGCTTGTTGAGATCAGTAAAAATGGTAAAGTCATGCAGCGTATTATGCTTGATCGCAATGGACAGCCTAAGAGGCAATAATAATGGCTGATACGCTCGAAAGGGCTCTGTATCTGCTGCGTCAGGGTGGTGCGGGATTGGCTGAAAACTTTCTCGCACCGCCAGCAGCAGAAGGAGTGCAAAAGTTCGTACCCAATGCTCTGTATGGCCTGTATGGTCTAGCAGACATGGGCACTAACTATATCACTGGTAAGCATCTACCCGGCGGAGAGAGATCAATGGAACTCTTTCAGTCTGGTATTGATGCTGCAAATCAAATGGCCGGTGTATCTGATCCCACTGATTACGTAGAGAACATCTATCGTATCGGTGTGCCTGCTGTTGTGCCTCTACCAAAACTGCCTCCTGCTTCTTCTCTTGCCGGTAATATTGCTAGAACTACCGCAGAAGTGCTTTTGCCTGCCACACAAACTAACAGCAAAATTGCCCTAGGTGCTTCTATTGCTGTTCCTGTTGCAGCAAGTGAAGCTATTGCCGAATTTATGCCTATTCCAGATGAAATATACCACAGTGCTACGGATGCAATCAGCGGTAAGCCGAATATCACTGATGATTTTCAGCCTATTCCTGACTTTGCATTAAATATACCTACTGAAAACACTATTCCTTTTCCAGCACGCAAACCACAGATCATTGATCCAATGATTTCTATGGCTGCGGACGGCTTTGTTCCTATTGATCCTGTTGATTTTGAGAAGGAAGAGCAAGAAGCAGACATTACTGCAAGTATTATGACGGCTGGTGCTGTTGGTCTTGCATTGCTTGGCGGCGCTGTTGCTGCAAGAAAGCTTATTCGTGGTAATGCTCCTGCTCCTAGTGAACTTACTGGCATTGTTGATGTTCCTGATAATACATCAATGGCAGCAAAAATTGATGCAGGACTTTTTGACGCCAATGCACCTACGTATGATGCAGTTAAGAAAGTTGATCCCACACGCCTTGACCAGTTTCAGGCAGATTTGGCGACAACTGTCACTCCGAATGCTCTTGCAGCCCGTGTTGCTGATGCAGCATTTACGGGCGAACTACCTAATTCAGGTATACGCACTACTAAACTAGCTACTCATCTAGAAACACTTGCCAAACTTAGCCAAGATGAGTTGGGTATTTACAATGATGGACTGATTGCTGGTACTAAAGCTGAACAGATGATTAGAGAAGGTAATCATGTTTGGGAAAACCAGACGATTGCGTCTCTCAGTCAGAAATGGCAAGATGCTCGCAATAATCCTAATGTTGGTAAACTAATTGATGAAGTTCATAACTTCTATGCAGCTATGCGCGACTATATGAACTATGGCGGGCTAATTTCTGCTGCTAGAAAGGCTGAGCTAGACGCACAATATCGATACTATGTACCAACGGCTAAGCAGTTTGGTGATGATCCATACTTTAAGGTGTTTGCCGATGAACAAGCACCTAAGCAAATCACTGGCTTTGAAAACTTGCTAAATAGGGCCAACCTAGATGCAGGTTTGAAGCCGGGAGAGCTAGCACGTCCTAGTGATATGCATCTTGCATACCTTCATCAAGCTATTCGTTATGTTGAAAGCAATCGCATCAGGCGTGAGTTCTTCGACATTATGGATAGCATGCCTAATGGTAAGCAATTTGCTAAAGTAGTGGGTGCTCCTAATGACAGAACTATCACTGTTCGTCGGAATGGTCAGCCTATACATTATCAAGTGGCTAATCCTGTTCTGCGTGCTGCTCTAGAACTGCGGCCAGCAATGGTTATGCCTATTGTTAACAGTGCTCGTAAGCTATTGCAGCATGGTTCTACAGGAGCACTGCGTCCTGACTTCTTGCCCGTTGGTATGGCTTATGAGACAATGACTGCTGCTGTTACTAGGCCATCGCATCGTAGTATGGGACTTATCATTCAGGCTCTTAAAGCTGCTGGCGTTGGTGATAGTGCTGCTACTAAAATTAACAATGCAATGCTTGTCGATCCTACTATTGTACTAGCTCCTCTGACAGGATCGGTACGCGGTATTTATGGAGAACTTGCTAAGCGAGCGTCTATTGCTGCTGAAGTATCTATGCAGACGAATGGCACACTGCAAAAGTTGCTCGGTCCACAAGGCACACAAAAACTTGCTGACATTGCTGGTCGAGCATATGAACGTAGCACTGTTCGACTAATGCAGCGATATGGTGGGGCTAATTCTACATTGTTAGAGCATGAGATCAAGCAGAAGCCTGTTGTTGATCTTGCAGAAATTGCTCCTAACTTTGCCGACGCTACTAGCTCTATTGGCGACGCTGCCAAGGTAAAAGCCTTGTGGCGTGGTTATCACTTCTTGTTGAACACCATGCACAATTCTATTAAGATTGAGTTTGCTGCCAACAATCTGCGTCCCAATATGTCTTGGCAACAGCAGCAACGAGTTATGAATGACACCCGTAAGCTGACTGGTGATACTACAGCACATGGAGCATGGCAAGTACAGCAAGTAATGAATAACTCTGCACCTTACTGGAATATCTTTTGGCAGGTGCTTAAGGCCCATAGCAAGGCATTCAAGGATCATCCTGGTCGTTATATGACCACTATTGCTGCAATGAATGTTGGTGGTGCTGCTCTGCTTATGGAACAGTTCCATGATAATATCTTTGCTATGGCTGACTATTGGTCATGGACGCCTGAACAGAGATCTGAGAAGTTGCCTATTTACAATGATGATGGTGAAGTCGTTTGGGAAATCCCTGTTGAACATCAGTTTCGTCTAGTCTGGTCGCCATTCGTAGAAATGTTTGGAGCTTTGACTGGCATGAAAGCTGGTGTGCCTTTGCCTGATGCCTCTGTAGATCGTATGCGTCATGCGTTCTATAGTGCCCTAGACGGCGAGCGTTGGGGCTCTGCTATGAGTGATACACTCTCTATGCAGGATCTATCACAAGGCTTTAAGTCTGCTGTCGGCTCATTCCTGCCTGATCCTATTGGACCTTCTATCTCTGCACCAGCCGCATTGCTTGGTATTGATCCTTCTCTTACCTCACCACTCGAAGGACGATATCAGGCACGTACGCTATTCAATCAGCGTATCAATGCAGAAGACAGCGGACGTGTTGCAGATAGGTTCATCAGTGGTAATGTAGAAAATATGCTTCATGAGCTTGTTGGTAGTTCTGCTGCGCCTATGATTGAAGCTATAGATGCATATATCCGGCTGGATGATGCAGGCTTTGATATGAACAAGGCTCTTGCTGGTGCTAAGGATGCACTTCTGGAACAGCCCAAGGATCGCCTTACTGCTGCTGGTGGGCCGATGCTGTGGGATTGGGATAAGAAGATGCTGACTAATACTGCTGAGGCTAGAATTATCAAAGATAAGTTGGATAAACTGACTAGCCTAGAGAAGCTATTGCAACAGTCTCGTGGTGATACAATGGGCAGGCTTAGTGGTCAGCCTGGAGTTGATCCTAGAACATTCTATGTTCCTGAGAATATCAGAGGCTCTGAACTAGGTACTGTAGCTAATGCGTTGTATCCAACTATTCAGTGGCTAAACCGTCAGCATAGACCTGTTATTCAGGATATGTTTAAGAAACTAGACGAATTGAAAGCTAGTCCTACTCTTGCAGGCGATGCAGCTACTAGGCGTCGTATGGAGAATGAACTAGTTATGCAAATTAGACAGAAGTATGCTACTACTCTTGAATGGCTAGAAGAACAAGAAGATGCACTAGGCAATGTTCTCGGTATTCCTGATTTTAGGATTGAGGATATTGATATAGAGGCACTGAAACAGCAACCTGTACAATAACAAAAAGCCCCTAGCCTCGTAATGAGACTAGGGGCTTTTTCTTTAGTTACTCTTCACAATTCTATAACCGCTGCCAGAAAGAACATCACTATCATGAATTAAATTTGCTAGTTGCTCTTGTGCCTTTCGGATTTCATTCTTTAGTTTATTGTTATAAATAACAGCATCATCAACAGATTGTTGTGCTTGCAGTTGTTCATTTCTTAGACGTTTTATTTTAGCCAAAACACTTTCAATTGTTTCAGGTGCTATTTCTTCGTTTTGCATGTCTCTTTTTCATCCTTGCTATTAGCCGTATACGCTCTAGCTGAATGTCAATCTGCATGATAGCAAGCTGAGCGTCCTGTCTACGGCATTCTAGTTGCTTAATCTTTGCGGTTACGTCTTCAAGCTCAGCCTCAAAGCGTTGCTTGTCTTCTAAAAGCCTAGGCCACAACCTGCTATCAGCAGTAGACATTAGTGTGTACCAGTAGAACCCAACCCACCTTCACCGCGTTCTGTGTTGCTGAGTTCTTCCACAGGATAAAGTGACACACGGATAAAAGGCATGATTACAGCTTGTGCAATACGATCGCCTCTCTTGATTTCAAAAGGTTTGTATCCGTGATTGATCAGTGTAACAAAGATTTCTCCTCTGTAATCACTATCAATGGTACCAGGAGAATTCAAAACAGTTATACCATGATGCGCTGCAAGACCGCTACGAGGACGGACTTCCATCTGCAAAGTTTTTGGTAGTTCCACAGCAAAACCGCAAGGAATAATGCAAGTAGCACCAGGAAAAAGGTTAAATTTGTCATAGTCGAACAAACAAGCACGAAGATCGAAACCAGCAGACCCCTCAGTGGCATATGCAAGGTCGCCCCACGTACGATCATAGTTGGGAAGATACTTGATGAACATTAGTTCTGCACCTTGTTCACGAGGTTGCCATACAACATTGCCTGAAACATAACAATGCGATCACGCTTATCCAGAAGGTTCAACTCCTTTGCAACATGAGTAGCTGCCATGAACTTTGCAAAGAAGCTCTCACTGCTGGTCATGATGAGATTGTATTCATCAAGACGATAGGAGTGAAAGCGATCTTCAACAGGCGGTCGCGTTTCTGGTGCAATGTTTGATCCGAGCATTGTCCAATTAGACAAATCGAGTGCTTCTAGAAGATTAGCCATCTTCTTTTCAGGCACAAATACTAAATAGTCGATATCTGTGTCTTCGGGAGGAGGATTGCATGTAATACGACTGCCAACAGGCTCAATGATGCAGCCAGGACACACATCATTGATAAGTTTATGGATATCATTCTTGTTCATCGATCAATCTCCATAGCTAAGGCAAGTCTTACAGCGACAAGGTCCATCATAGTCATCAGGATGTTCATCGAACTTCTCAGTCATTTCTAAAAGTTCTTCTTCTACATCCTTGTATTCAGGCTTTTTGAGAAAATAGGCAATATCATCAAAAGTGCCTTCTTCTCTCAAAGCATTTAGAAATGCGCTCATCGATCTGGCTCCATTCCATTCAGGATCAGTTCCATTGAGTTTTTCGCAAGGATCTGATTGGTTGCACGCCACACAGTAGCAGGTCTGCCTTGACCAAGCTGTATGCCTTCAAAACGCTGTACCATCTGCAATTCGTGCATGATCTCTAATACTGTAACACAACGACCAGCATTCATATAATTCTTACACGCTTTTGTCAATGCTGTTTGTGTTGCACCACTAGTTCCAGCCTCAATAAGACACTGCTTAACCTTATCAATACCCAATACGAGTTGGCTATTTGACTGACCGCCTGCAAAAATAGATGCACCGTCTTCTTTTACTTGATTAATTACTTTGATTGCAGATGTGATATGTGTTCCTTGAATGTCCCAGGATCCATCATTGATCGACAAGCACGCAGCAAGGCGAAGAACGTGACTGTCTTCCCGGCTTTCAAAGGAACTACGAAAGGGGTCACGATGCTCACTACGGGAATTGTACCATGCTGTGAACTTCTTGAGGCCAGTATCGTTAAGCTGAATTCTCCTACGGGTAGCTGCAAACTCTCTAATGTGGCGTAGCTCATCAATCAGTCTTCCTTTAGCATCTGCAACATTGCTATCATCTGGCCAAGCCACACGTTTCTTTCTTTCCTCGGCAACGACGAATATACATCTGCTAGTGAAACCGCCTTCAATAACGTCTGGATTGATAGCCCTAATAAGCCATGCCGGTGTACTTGCAGAGAGGAAGGACACAAACACGTCTCTGATGTTAGTCGGGCCTCTGGATATGGTACCTCCTCCCGTTTTAATTGCAGCGCAATCATATAGGTCAGTGAGCAAACCGGGCATTGCAGCAGCGTATTTTTCTCGCCCGAGGAAAGTAACGAGTTCGGAGATACTGATTGCTGCGTGAGCAAAACCATACTTTCTAGTCGCTTCATGTAGTGATAACTCCAATGCCTCTGGCGTCATCTTACTTTCAACGAGAAGTGTATTATCGTCTAGAACTTCTCGAACCAGTTTGGTAGAAGCAACGACAGATGTACTTTTACGTGTCGTACCGCTCTGTGCCACAAGTATAATATACCAATTGAGATAGACAGGTATGCGAGGACGATCAACCACACAATTTCTTCCCGCTGCCACTCCGATAGACCAGATAGCATTCCAGAAATCATAGGCATGTGGTGTCTCCTGTACGCTCATGTATTGCAGATATCTGCCTACAAAGCTATCAGCAGGTACTAGCTTGGAGTAGTTAACACGGCTCATGATTTTCTAGCTGCCGTCTAAAGTATGGTGACATGGGTCTTACATATGGATTGAAGCAGCCGAACTTTATTGTAAAGAACTTCTTCCAATTTACACACTCGGCATAATACTCAAGCGTTTGCCAAGATCGTATCATCACTTTCTCCATGCAGAAGGCTAGGCACCATTGCTGATGCCTAGCCAAGATATGTTGGATACTTAGAACAGCAAGTTTACAAGAGAAACATGGCTCATATTTGCTGCACGGTTAGAAAGTGACCCACAGGCAGTTACATTGCTTTCCTGTGAATAGATTTGTGCCTTTTTATGGTTCACTTCTTCCTGATATATAGCGTTAAGTTTATTTACTAGTTCAACCATATCACTCTTAGCAGCCATAAGAATAACAGGGTACTCATTCTTATCAATATTCACATCGATGTTACCAATCGATGTAAAATCAATAAGCCTGTGCCCTTCACGAACCTGCTGACAAACATCATCATAGTTCGCCTGATCAACAATCACCTTGATTACTTCACCATGACCGCGAGCACGAAACTCAACAATGTAAGTCTCTTCTGCATTGGTATGAGGACCTTGATAGCCATCAGACTTGTTCATTTCATCATCCTCGCTACTAGTGTATCTATAGCCAACAACCTTTGGTGTATCCATATCTTCATACTTCATCATGCCACCTTCTTGAGTTTGACCAGACTAGACCAACGATGATGCCTGTGTGGTGCATCCTCACTCTTATCCCAAATGATTACTTCCTTGCCTTCTTCATTTGTTTCAACACGCCATCCAACAGGTTCACTGACCTTAAAGTCTGCCGGGATGATAAGGGGCTCACCACGAATAATGATAGGCTGCTCTACGTGCTTCTTTAGAATTGCCGCACAAGTTGCACGATCACTTGGGCGAACGAGGGAAATAAGAGCATCATGAATATTAAGAACAACCCTAGCAGCCAACCGCCCGTCACGATAGCGAGGCCATTCAGGATCATCATGGGCCTTATAGATGACCGACGCGACATGATCACCTGCCGTAGCTTGTGGCACGAATGCAATAATACTTTCAAGAGCATCATCAGAGAACCGCTCCATCAGCATCCATCGCCTACCAAGCGGTGTATAAAGGCACTTGTCCTTCTTCACACGCTCAATAGTTTCTTGCCACCATTCTTGAATTTCAGGATTAGTTCTATGATATAGATGCCAGTTGCGTTCAGCTTCTTCCAATGTCATGCCAGCAGTTGTGGCAAGACGATCAGGCATCATACGATAATTGAGGCCATGGCGACAACGCTTAGCAGTAAAGCGAACTGTCTTAGTGCCATCTTCTTCAAAGTCGTATGTGGGCACTTGATCGTACGGAATACCAAACATATCAGAAGCAAGAGCACAGTGTGCATCGTAACTGCCAGGATTAAGTCTTGCTCTTTCAAACTGCTCTTTCCACTTAGGAATTGGAGCAAGCCAACCAACAATACGAGCTTCAATCTGTGCAGTATCAAAGTACAGAAACTCATATCCTTCATCAGCCACAAACATGGTCTGTGAACGAGAAGTCTGGTTCTGCAAGTTCATACCACTGCCCCACATAGTCTGTGAGCTAGATAGACGGCCGGGGGCTTTAGCAACACCGTATTGTTTATATTCACAGCGCACACGTCCATCATCATCGATAGACATTTCTGCGTATGTGCTGCGGAACTTCTCTTCTTCTGCGAATTTGTCGATACAATCCAAAACACGTTGGCTAGCTTTGTTCGTACGAGGATGTTGCCTCATACGCTTACGGTTCTCTTCGTTAGTAGATGTACCTCTGCCAACTAGATGTAGCCTATTGAATAGCAACTCTTGCAACTGCTTCCATGACTTAGGATTGGGATTGTAGTCTGGATCACCTGTTGCAACATGAACAGCATCCCAAAAGTCTTGACGCAACTTATCAACATCTTGCATAAGCTGTGTCGCAATATGATCTTTGAGAGGCGTATCCATCTTTACACCATGCACAGTCATATGTACAAGGTGAGGCTGTAGACGCATAACATGATTGAAGAAGAAGCTTTCCATGCCTTGAGAACGCAATTCCTCATGCACCTTCATACTAACAGCACGAGTGATGCATATGTCTTTGACATTGTATTCCCAAAACTGATTGATATTACCTCCTTCTTTCCAATCTTTACCCTCATCCTTGTAATATGGATGTGTTGTATACTGTGCCGTAAGAAAACCAAGGTTATGGGGTAGCGATGGATAGAGTGTATGATGTGCTAGAAGCGTATCGATATAAACACACGGCCACCTAATACGATCTTTGCACCATTGAAAGTAAGCGTCAAATGCCCCATTCTGTGCAACCATTTTGACATTAGGCTTGTTAAAAAGCTCTTGTATTGCAAGCCTAATGTCAACTTCTTCATGAACACTGAAGCGGTTGCGATCTAGATCACGGAAGTTAATGCACATGCCTTCATGATTGTCATCCGATAGACCAAGACATGCAGTTTCCATGTTAATGACTTCAATATCACCACTGATCGGTAGACCCTTATCAGCAGAGGAAGCCATACGACTGATCCAATCCATTGCTTCTTTGAACGTTGGATTGATATGTGCTTTGATAAGATAAGGCTCATATTTACCGCTGCGAACCATTGCATACTTGTTAATGTCAAAGTGAAAAATCATCTCCCACTTTGGTTCTTTGAGTACCATACCAGGGTTAATACAACAAATAGCCTTGACAACACGACCACAATTAAGACGAACATCCAGGACACTGCCCCGCCAATTGGTAATGCCGTCAACCCCAACAAGAGCACTGAGAGCATAATTACCGAGAAGTATGACATACTTAAGATTAGGGAGTTGAGATAGTTCCCATTGTAGCATTCCTTCCCAATGATCTCGTTCATGTGGACTGATCTTATCATTCTCTTCCTTGTCCGTAATTACACGACGCTTAACTGCATATGTAGAGTAGACCTGTCTACGGCCTATATCATGCTTACGCAACGCATTCCATAGTAGTTCACCGCTACCACCTACAAATGGCATCTTCTTGAGCACTTCACGCTCGCCGGGGCTATCTCCGATGACAGCAGTGTCAGCATAAAAGACGCCATCTGCTCCACAATCAAATCGTAGATTAGCACCAGCAACTCGCTGAGCCAATTCACGATTAAGTGCTCCAATTGTTACGACTTCATTCATGTGCAGTTATCCAAGATGTGTTGGCTATTTAGTTGACTGCATTCCATATGATCCACAGAAAGATCAACACCAAACCAATCTCTAAGATGTTTGATGCAATCTCCCCCATCACACAATCTCCAGAGGAACACCAAGCCAATCAGCAACAGCCTTTTGTGCTTGGATGTGGTACATGAAGAGATCAAAACGGTTCTTCATGTCGATCGTCTTCACACCATTAAGCGTGATATAAGATCGACTATCGCCTTCAAAAACGCAGCCGTCCCTATGAAGACGAATAAGAAGGATATCCCTGCTATCACAATGTCGAAGAACTGTTTCCGCCTCTTCCACAAAGCCACTATCACTGATGACTGTAACCTTCGTACTAGTCGGATCATAGAGCCTCGTAACCATCATACGACCGAAGATGTCTTTACCGAATTTAGGCTTCATGACCTCTTCACTATACCAAATATAAAGATCACGAGGCTTAAAACCATAACACACACCTTGAGGAGTATCTTTCCATTCCTTACCGAACTTCCTTTCTGCATCTTCACAGCTATAAGGAATGTTCAGCATCTTATGCACAGCATCCTTAACCGGGCGTGCAAACTTCTCATGTCTAGTATCAAACTTAGCCATGATAGCTTTTGCGAACTCATCCTTACCACTGCCAGCAGGTCCATTCACTAGTACGATTTTACGCTTTAGCATCGTACGGCTCTCTACCAGTGATTTCAGGGAAGTCACCAACAGTTGCAATCTTCATGTCGATATAGCCAAGCAACTGTTTAGTGTCACGATCACGAACAGAATATCTATGATCACCTTGACGCATTGCTTGGCGCAAGTGATTTTCTACAGCTTCTCGCGGTCCTGAATACTCAATCACACGCAACACACGTACGATATCACTCATGGTCTTAGCCCTTGATCATGCCAAGTACAATCATATCCATTTCCAAACGAGTGTGCGGATTAATTCGCTGATTAGCATGCTTACTGGTACGAGGACGACGAAAGCCCTTACCATTCGTAAGCTCACGCATAAGCATATGCAAATCGATACGAGCTTCTAGAACAGCAGTGGCTTGACGCTTGTTAGTAATAACACGCGGCAGATGAAGCGGAAGAAGGACGTTCATTTGTTTACTCCGAAGTTACAGACTTAGCCAAACTGAATTGATCAGTGATGATCATTGCATGCTTCTTGGCACGAGTTAGTCCGGTATAGAAGTTACTACGCCCTTGCATAAAGCTAGTGCTCTTGTTGAGGATGTAAATGATGTGATTATATTCAGAGCCCTGGACTTTATGCGTAGTAAGTGCATATGCGAGATCGACATCTTTACGAGGATCAATCTCTACAGTCTTACCATATGAATTGATGACAGGAAGAATAGGTGGAATGACGGCTTCACGGTCGCCAAGATCAATGACAACTTCACCGTATTCACTGCACTCAATTACGATACCAGTCTCGCCATTGTAAACTTTGAGATCGTAATTGTTCTTTGTGATGATGACCTTATCACCAATACGCACACGCATATTCACATCTTTAGCCCAATCATGTCGCGGCAGATGTACCCATCCGTCGCTTTCGGGCCTAAAGATATTCTGCATCTGTTGGTTCAGCTTAACCGTGCCGATCCAACTGTTCTTCTGTTGCGTGATGATTTGATTTTCAGGCTTGGAGAAGTCGATATTGTTATCGAGTTTATCCAATACATATTCGATAATCGTATCGATAGGTCGGTCAGTGATTTTGAGATCACAATCGGGAAAACGAGTGGGAGCACGGCGGCGAAGAATGCGATCAGCGTTAGTAATGATGCCAGAGCCTTCGTCTTGTCTATGAATAGTTTCAAGGACAATGCCGGAGAATTTGGTGAGAAGGATTTGGAAGGGGGAGGGTTCGGTTTGGAGTTTCTTGCTCTCTTCGACGGGCTTCAACTGATTGATGTCCCCGAACACTCTAATAGCACCGCCAGCGGGGATAGCGTCGAAGAGATTGCGGTGCGTTTCGTGGTTCACCATTGCATATTCATCTGCAAGAACCACATCGTATTCAATTGGATTACTACGATCTCTCTTGGGAAAGCTCTCAAATCGAGGCTTGCCAGTCTTGGGATCAGGCTCTCCTGGGTGACTATACTCTAGAAGCCTGTGAATAGTCAGTGCTTCAATACCAGTTGCTTCAAAAATACGCTTAGCTGCTTTACCAGTTGTTGAGCAAAGTACTACGCGATAACCTGCGGCGGTGAGTGCCGTGTATACAGCAAGCAAAAGGCGGGTCTTGCCTGTGCCAGCTTTACCTGTAACAGCAACGACCCGCCTTTTTATATCACAACACGCTTCAATAGCTTCACGCTGCTTTGCATCCCATACGATTTCTACCATTCATTTCTCCGAGAAGAATAGCAGTCTCAATCTCTCTAGCATCAAGCAAGTCGATAAACCTGTCATCTTCTAGAGCATTGAGAACAGTGTCGTTGCTGTTCAGAGGAGCCTGACCAGTACGCACTGCATGAAACAAGCTATGAACGCTCATTGTCAGTCTCCTCTATGTTTGCAGTTACAACGTCTAGAATAGCCTTAGCAGCATACACAGAAGTCCATCGCAAAAAGGCACTTTCTTCAATACCTAGATGCTCGCAAGCTTTCTGTATCATGTCGCGATCTTCAAATGTACAGCGAACCCGTAGATTAGTACCATACCGGCCCGTCGAATGAATGCCTCTGGCTCGTGGGCGCGGGGTGGGAACAGGGATCGTTATGGTAAGTGGAAGATCGTTCGACATGGCTAATTCTTTCTAGATATGAAAAAGCGGTGTGCCTGTTATTCCCAAGCACACCGCTTTATCCAAGTCATGTTAGGTAAGCAGCTTACTTGCCGCCAACCTTAACCGACTTATAGAAAGCATGCTGCGTGCCTTCCATCTTGACCAGAGCCTCAGCCGCATCCTTGGTCACAGCCAGGAAAACGAGCCGATCCTTGGGGAAATCGACCGGGTTACCCGCCTCATCAAGGACCTGGGCAACGACGAAGACGGGCTTCGGGGTGACCGGACCACGCGGCTTGCGGGCCTTCTTCTCGGTCGGGGCGGCAGTCGGGTTAGCAGCGGCATCAGCCATTTTAGTATCCTTTCGGGTCTTAGTTGTCATGTCAGCGTCTCGCTGGTGTTCTCTTTGTAGCACCCTTGTAGGGTACCGACAAGAGGAAAGTAGTAGGATGGGCGAAAAAAGAGGGGGCAGCCTGTTGATTAGCTGCCCCCTGTACCTGCCCTACGCCTTACGCAGTGCCGACCACACGGTCAATCTGCGCACGGGGCTCACCTTCGAACTCATCGTGCTTGATCGCAATGGTGGCCGAAAGACCGATCCAATCGTTCACGTCAATGCGCTTGCCCATCTTCGCGCCGATCGCCTCGCAGAACTTACGAACACGAAAACGAGCCTGAGCATTATCTTCGGCAAGCACTCGGTTATACGTAAGAGTCATACCATCCGGGTCGCCCTCAGTGAAGTCAACCGGATAGTTCTCAGGAGCAATAAAGAACTTAACAGCATAGAACCTGTTGCCCTTCTGAGACGTCTTAATCTCAACGCCTCGGATCTCAGCCGGATACTCACCGACAGGAATAGGGGCCGGGGCTTCAGCAGAAGCAATATCCTCAGAATATTCAACAATGGTCGGAAGCTCAGACATGTTATGTTCTCTTCTTTCGATGTTAGCCGATGGCCGGAATGGTTGTTGTAGCACAGTAGTGGCAGAAGATCCAGCCGCTATATCTTGTGCCTGTGCCTTGCGCCGCCGCCCATTACTGGACTTTGGTGCCTCTTCGCTATCCAATACATCTTGGATAGCTTGTTTACTTTGGAAGGGGGATTTTCGCACCGCCATTTGCTTTCCACTTCTCATGCCAATGTGCGATACCTTCACCCTCGCCGGTATCTGCATTGTACCTAAAGACGAATTCGCCGTTGGTACTGTCAAACATTCTAGTCTTCATAGGTTTATAAAACCTTACCGGCCGAACTGCAATTCTGCGTTCCTTGCCAGTATCAGACATATGCCAGACTTCAGAAAGCTGCAAGCCTAGGCTATCAGCCATCTTACCGCCAAGAGCCATAGTAATTTGTAGCGTAACGCCTTCTTCATTCGTCTGCGGACTGTCTTCGTGTGTGATGATAATGAAGTGCTTATTAAGACGCTTCGTCAACCGCATCATCGATACAAGAGCACGCAGCACACGAGCATTTCTGTGGCCGTAACCCTTAAGCCCAAGGTTTTCTGTCTTTGCACTATTGACATTGGCAACTGCATTCTCAGAACAAAGCACAGCATATGCCGTTGCACTGTCGAATACAACAGTCTCAATTTCAGTGTGCTCTTTCAAGAACTTTTCTAGGCCGAATGGGTCATCGTTCATGAACTTGTCAGTAACCGTATGCTTCTCGCCCGACAAGTTCATCACTAGTACATCATCACGACGCATCAAAGCAAGGTCGCCGTCAGGATCGAAC